ATGAAGCTCAACGCCAGGCAGGTAGAGACCGCAAAGCCCAAAGACAAAACCTACAAAATGGCCGATGGCGGCGGTTTGTATCTCGAAGTTTCGGCTAAGGGGTCTAAATACTGGCGCATGAAATACAGACGCCCCTCTGACAAAAAAGAGGATCGCCTTGCTTTTGGTGTTTGGCCTACCGTGACGCTTGCTCAGGCAAGAGCCAAGCGCGACGAAGCTAAAAAGCTGTTAGTACAGGGCATTGACCCAAAAGCCGAACAGAAAGAAGCTCAGGCCGAAAACGCGGGAGCATATACTTTTGAAACCATTGCTCGCGAATGGCATGCCAGTAACAAGCGATGGAGTGAAGACCATCGATCGCGCGTTCTTCGCTATCTTGAGCTTTATATCTTCCCTCATATCGGTTCGTCTGACATTCGCCAGCTCAAAACCAGCCACCTGTTAGCCCCGATTAAAAAAGTTGATGCCAGTGGCAAACATGACGTCGCGCAGCGTCTTCAGCAGCGTGTCACGGCCATTATGCGTTATGCCGTGCAGAATGATTACATCGACTCTAACCCGGCCAGTGATATGGCTGGTGCTTTATCAACAACCAAAGCACGACACTATCCTGCTTTACCCTCTAGTCTGTTCCCTGAGTTTCTTGCTCGTCTTGCTACATATCGTGGCCGCATAATGACACGGATTGCGGTCGAGATTTCCTTGTTAACTTTTGTGCGTTCAAGTGAGTTGCGTTTTGCTCGTTGGGAAGAATTTGATTTTGATAAATCGCTGTGGCGTGTGCCTGCAAAACGAGAGGAAATTAAAGGTGTACGTTACTCGTATCGTGGAATGAAAATGAAAGAGGAACATTTCGTTCCGCTTAGTCGCCAGGCTATGGTGTTGTTGGAACAGCTTAAGAAAATCAGTGGTGATAAAGAGCTTCTTTTCCCCGGAGATCATGATGCAACTAAGGTCATGAGCGAAAACACGGTGAATAGTGCGTTGCGTGCCATGGGTTATGACACGAAAACCGAAGTTTGCGGGCACGGATTTAGAACGATGGCGCGTGGTGCGTTGGGTGAGTCAGGATTATGGAGCGATGACGCGATAGAACGGCAGTTGAGCCATTCGGAGCGTAATAATGTACGTGCAGCGTATATTCATACATCTGAACATTTAGATGAGCGCCGACTGATGGTTCAATGGTGGGCTAATTATATAGATGCAAATAAAATAATGTATATTAGCCCTTATGATTTTGCTAATAATAAATAGCCTTTGGTTTTTTCAATACATATGAATGCCATGCAACGAAGATTTCTCTTCAAAGCATGGCAAGTCAAACATTTTATATCCAAGATATAGGGCTTCCAATACAACCTTTATGTGGATAATTTATAAACCAATCATAAGCTTGGTTCACCATTTCATCACTAAAATTAGTAATATAATCTCGTGAGTTGGGATAGATCTTCTCACCTGTTGTTGGGAAAATAGGTACATCAATAAAATTATCGCCGAAGTAAATAAAATTTGTACTTATCAAAACATGGAGGCTCGTTAAGTCTCTTTCCATATTATCTTGGTTAATCCGCCCATCTTCAAAACTATGATGAGAGTCCTCTTGAGTCCAATTACCATTGCTATCAACATGATAAATATTGTCTCCAAAAGCATTCTGCTTATTACTATAAAAATGTGGTTTTTTATATTTAAATCTCTGGTCTTCCCAATATTCTTGGAATGACATTTTTTCTTCAACTAACATCACATAAATGAGTTTATCTTTTAGATTCAGGTGAGAGCTCCCACATCCAAAAATCAAATCGCCGGGCTGGGCAGAATTTCTTATTTTTGGCTTGCATGTTGCAAGCGTACAGTAATCATGGAAAGGGTTTGGGGCGAACCCAAAATCCCTAACTATTTTGTATGAGAATATTCTTCTTTTCATTGGCATTTAACTCTATTAATATCTCTTTTTGTCATTGGATTACATTCCGAATCCTCCCAGATGCTTATTCCCCCAAGGCTGGATGACACCGATGGGCTCTTAATTGGAAGTACTGAATTTGCTTTTTCATCTATTTCCTTCGGGATATAATTAGACTTACCTCTAATACCAATAATGTTACAACCTTGTCCCTTTGCACCGCTCACAGCACCGCTAAATGATGGGTAATTTTCGCATTTCTCGTCGAGTAAAAAAATACAAACATCAGCATTTCTCTGACATTCTAATAGCTCGGGTGTTTTCGTTTCCTTATCCCAAGAGTTTTGTAATTCCACCAGACATATGTCATAACCCTCGTTTGATAGACGAGATTCAACTTCATCTAACATATATTCTGTTTCTGCTATATATACAACGCACGCTTTACTCATATTTCCTCTCTATATATCCAATCTATAGTTTTTAGTTCTCTCTTCTATACTCATTCCAGAAGATAAAAGGATTGTTTTTCTAAATTCAGTTTGTCCACCATGGCTAGGGTGTCTGACTATGCTATGTTTCACCCCTAAATAATTTAGTTCATTTGAGGCATCTCTCCCTAGGGCAAATACTTTATTGAATTTGTAAATCTTCATCAACTCTAGAAAAAAAAAGGAAGCTTGGTGAAACTCCTTTTTTGTATGGCATCTGTTTGACATGGAATCATTTTTTTCATGGGGGTGAAATGGGAAAATGTTCCATAAAAAAGGAGGTTTATCTAAAAGATTAATTAGACTCCAAACCTCGGATGCAGTTCTTTCCTTGACACAAATAGTTTTGGTCGATTTGTAAAATGAATCGGTATTGAGACTTTTAGCTGCAAGATCAAGATGAAACTCATCTGTTAATGCTAGCCCAGTTCGACGCCCTCCCCGGTACCCTAGATCTCGCCCAACCCAGATCGCATCAATTCCTAGACTTAAACTGGCTGTTAGGTAGCGCTCCAGATTGCTTAGTCGAAGATTAGGGGCTCCTTCAGTATCATGAATACTACATATATCTCTATAGGGATTGAAAACATTATCACTAGTAAAATCCCTAAGTTGTGATAGTAACTTAAGTATGGCTACATGTTCTTTTTTTCTTCTCATTTTAAATCTCTTCAAAAAAAACAATGTGATTTTCAAAATCAGCAGTGATTTTACCATTCCTTTTTTCTTTTAAATTTCTGAATATATTGTATCCATCTAATATTGCTTTTTCCCATTGCCATAAATAAGCATTATCAACTTCATAGCCTTTAACAAACTCTTGAATGAACTTTAAAATATCATAATCGAGGCGTGTTACATTTTCGAATAATGACTGTTTTATTGCTCTGCTGAAAATGAAGGTTGAAATCCCTTCTTCTATAATTATCGCTCTTGCACCATCCTGATTTTCATCTGTTGACGAAATACTTTTTCTTTTCAGGTGTAATAAAGCCCTTAAGACTGGTGACCAACCTAAGTGAACAGCATAACATATATGAAAAACGTCATGAAATCTGTAATCATCCTTATCTTTTTTATTGTCTGTTAGACGATCGCCTATATTAACCCCCTGACATTGCTGTATTACATATTTTTTATTACTTACACTAATCTCCTTGAAAACAAAAACCATCTTTGGTGGGAATCTTTCATAATTGGCATAATTAATATCAAATGGATCTGGGTATATGTATTTATCAGGCCACCTGCTGTTTATTTTCTTTAAATTATAGTCTATCGCTCTTGATATGCTTATTTTTTTTGAAAAGCAGAACAGTAGCAGATTACTTACAAAGATAGAAATTGTAATTTCTTTTTCATTATGGTTGTTTGTGTTTATTGATGAATAGAGAGAAACAAAGCTACCAAGGGAAATAGTTAGTTGAAGTGATATTTCTACTGTGTTTAACTTTAAGTTGTTGTTTGTCGAGAAGGAGTCAATTAAACTTAAATTTGTAAGTGTAGATGGCTGGATGTTATTTTCTTTTAAGTTTATTTTCTGGATTGCATTATTTACTATGTTATCAATCCTGAAGTTTTCTCTGTTTATTATCGATGTGACGTACCATAAGACATCACCTAATTCTTCATGGAGATGCTCTTCAATTGTATTTGCTTTTAATGAGTCTCTTTGCTCTTTTTTTACTAGGCTTACTAAGTCACCGACTTCTCCTACTAAACCCAATACTATAAAACGAGGATTGTCGGTAGGTAGTTTATCTGACTTACGAACACTTTCTTGATAATCGCTATAGGTAATCATTTTGACTCTCCAATACCGAATGTAAGCTTAGTTAAAATTATTTATATCATGTAATTGTTTTTTACAAGTTGAATTTTATTGAATTATAACTTGTTGATTAGTAAGGGTGGTGGTTATTGTTTTTATGTAAAATATTGGAAAATAAAGAAAGGTGGGTTTTTTATCTATGTTTTGCTGTAAAATAAAAATAATAGATTATTTTTCCATCTGGTATCCTACTTATAAGGAGCTAGACTAAAAGAATATCCGGCACTCTTATGGACATAATAATTTTATTTTTTGTGATCTTGCGCTCAGAACTCATTTCTCCACTTCTGCCCCCGTCTTCTGATAACCTCAAAGGCTCGTCACGCCTTCAAACATCTCCGACCTACCCACCGACACTCCCGCGAACCCGCGCAGCGCAGCGACGCGCTCAGGCCGCGAAATTAAATATCATTAAATAAATACTTTACCGCTGGCGCGCAGTGCTTTCCCCGCCTCGCCTGCCCGCTTAGGGGGGCGCTTTTAATGCAGGTGCATGATCGGCCTCAGGCCGCGCCAGTGCTGGCGCTGGCGGGGAATTCAGTGTCGTTAAAACGCATGCAAAACCATGCACCTATGCATGCATGGCTTTTATGGGTAAAAATGGCGGGATTTTCGGGGATTTTTAAGCGGACTACTGCACGGCCAGTTCTGCACGGCGGCGGGTGTAATTCAGGTTCTGTGCAGGCGTGAATTTTTCACGATTATCATCGCGCGAAGCCGCGTCAGGTCTGAATCCTATGGCCGTTAAAATGTCATTATCCTGCGCCGAATAATTAATTTTTTCACCGGCGGCCAGCCAGACCTGTAGCGCCTCACGCAGATAGTCGAGTGAGTGCTGCATGGCACAGCGCTGAACGGCGGAGTGTTGCCCGGAATAATTCATCAGCTCCGGGGCAAGGGCGGCGGCCAGCTCCGCGCCGTGCACCTGCATAAAATCATTTAATCGGTCGCGGATGCTGATGCGCTGCACCTCCTCATGCGAGCGGATGTAGCGACCGGCAGCCTGATTAATTTCCCATTTTTTCACGTCGATAAACTCACGCAGCGTTTGCAGGCTCCGGCCGCTGTGGCCGCTGCCGGCAAGCTGTTCGCGGTATGCCTGTTCGGCCTGCTTCAGTTCATCCCGGCGTTGCAGCCATGCGGATTTGTTTGCCTGACAGGCCTCAAAGGCTTTCTGTAGCGTCAGTGTGGACACGTATGTTTCTCCTGATGTCTGGCCGTGCTCACGCACCGGCACGGTTAATGGTGGGCTCCGGTGCGGGTACAGGGATAACCGGCTCTGTCACCGGTGAACGAATAACCCCGTCGATGGATTCAAGCGTACGGAATGTGGCCGAGCATTCGATGTTCATGCACTGGTGATAGCGCTGTTTGACGTTATCGGACAGATAGCGACTGGTGCGGGAATGCGCGCTGGTTTTGCAGAACGGGCAGTGAAACATGCTTACCCCTCCGCTTCTGTCTCGCCATTTTCAGCCAGCTTTCTGGCGAGCATCATTCTCTTCGCAGGGCTGCGTAACAGCTCCGTATCCACGCCTGTAATCTGCGGTCGGTGCATGCCCGTCACGGACAACACCGGCTCCTGCGTCATATCGAAGTGATACAGGCTGCCCTGACGGCTCAGCGCATCGCGTAGCTCACTGATGGCCACGGACTGCGGGGCACTTTCTCCCTTCATTTCGAGGGCACGAACACGCAGCAGGAAAGCGCGGATAAGGGCGACAGGAACCGCATTGACAGCCTGAGTCCATTCAGCATCGGCGTAAGCGGTAAAGGCATCGTCATGCGCTGAAAGGTATTTATTGCCGGTGGAGCAGGCATTCAGCATGGCGCGTGTCCGGTCGTTCTCCAGCTCCGCTATCAGACCGGTGAACTCGTCGGCCAGCTCGCGACTGGCGATACGCCTGCTGTGCTCAGCTTTCATTTCAGGGGTGAGACTGCCGCGCAGGGTGCGAAAGCGGCTGCGCCAGTCCTGCTCAGCCTCTGCGCTCTCATTGAGGGCGGTCTGTCGCTCCTGCTTACAGCGTTGAATGGACGTATCAATCTCTTTCAGTACCTGCATGCTGGCCGCGTGGGTGTCTCTGGCCGCAGTAAATACGCTCAGCTTGTCGGTGACGTGCTGGCTGTTCTCTGCGTACTGCTTGGCGGCAACGTCTTGCAGGGCGGTAATGACTGTTTCGGGTTTCATGTTCAGGCTCTCCGTTTATTCAACCTGAAATGATTCTGCCCTTCATCACACAACATCTCGATTCGTTGCAGTTGTGGCAGTTCTGGCACAAACAGCACTTAAAACCCGGCTTGCCAGAGAAAGGTCTCAGCAAAACCTTACTCACCGTTTGTTTTTTTACTTATAACTATTCACCACTGTTCACCTTAAATAAAAATATAAGTAATACAGTAAGATAAAGGGTGAACAGTTGAGGGTCTGACTGTTCACCGTCTGTTCACCACTGTTCACCCTCCTGTTTTGCTCTGTCGATACCACTTAGACTTTATTCCGATTAAAAATGAAAAATATATAACTAAAAGCAATAGAAGTTGCTGCATTGTAATGCAGTGATTTGCATATCTTTGCCAGCGTTTGCCTTTGTTTGCCAGAGCGAAAAGTCAATGTTTGTTTCCCCGAAAATCTCACATGACCTGAGGAAAAATATAGACATAATAAGGAGCTACCCGAAGCCGGACGGACATGACCGGCACTGTATGGACTTTATGAGGTAGCCCGATGCACACCGCTTTTTCTTCCCCGTCTTCTGCCCCTGCCACCCCACTGAAGCCGGTTTCTGATGCCGTTCAGGAGCGCTTTATCCGCCTGCCTGAAGTGATGCATCTTTGCGGTCTGTCCCGGTCGACCATTTACGACCTCATCAGCCGGGAGGCTTTCCCGAAACAAATCTCCCTTGGCGGCAAAAACGTAGCGTGGGCGCAGTCTGAAATCACCGCATGGATGGCAGATCGCATTGCCGAACGCAACCGGGGCTGTGACGCATGATGATGACCGTTCAGCATTCAGCCCCTTTTTCTGGCTTGCTTCTTTTCCCCGTTTTCAGGTATAGTTTTCCCGCTGTCGCAAAATCGACAGCCGGGATTTGCAGCCCGTGTAACTTCAAGGCGACACAACACGCGCCGAGCGTGTTTTTTTATGTCGTTGCTCAGGCACACCTATTTTTCGGGCTGTGGTGCTTACACCTTGGCTCCTGTCAGATAATGGTGGTCCGGGCGGGGCAGCCTTCGGGCTGGCCGGTTTCCTTGAAGGCCGGTACTGCAAACCCCGTCCGGGCTACCACCCATGAGATTTGCAGCTCCGGTGGTGGCAATAACCGCTACTTCAAGGAGGTTGCCCTTATGGCTACGACCCTCACCCCGTTACACCCGCAGTTTGTTTTTGTGTTTGCCGCCGTTCGTCGTGCAGACCGTAAACCCCGTATCTGTATGCTTCGCACCGTTGCTGGTGATGAACACGCTGCACGTCGTTCCCTTGTTCGTGATTACGTCCTCTCGTTCGCTGGCCGCCTGCCGGTTGCGGAGGTGCGTGCATGAGACACACCACCATTACCGCCCGTGACCTCGAATGTCTGGAGCATATGCGCAACGTCGGCCAGCTCGTCAATGAGCTGATGCAGGTGCAGGACTGCGCCACCGTTCGTCGTGACCCTGCGCAGCAGTCGCAACTCACCTCCGTGATTTACCTTATGACCGCCCAGCTCGACGGCGTGGTCGAACGCTGCAATCAGCGCTGGCTGACCGGGGAGGGAAACGTATGAAAAAGCCATTACCCCCCGTATTACGCGCCGCGCTGTATCGTCGCGCCGTGGCCTGTGCATGGCTGACAGTATGCGAACGCCAGCGCCGCTATCCGCACCTCACCCTCGACGCGCTGGAAAGCGCCATTGCCGCCGAGCTGGAGGGCTTTTACCTGCGCCAGCACGGCGAGGAAAAAGGCCGCCAGATTGCCTGTGCACTGCTGGAAGATTTAATGGAAGCCGGACCACTCAAAGCCGCGCCGTCGCTGTCCTTTCTCGGGCTGGCCGTGATGGATGAACTCTGCGCCCGTCACATGCAATCGCCTGTTGTGCACTGAGGGAGAAAATAACGATGAAAATGAACGTAACAGAGACGGTAAAACAGGCGTCCGGCCACTGGCCGCGCATTCTCCCGGCGCTGGGTGTGAAGGTCATTAAAAACCGCCATCAGGCCTGTCCGGTGTGCGGCGGCTCTGACCGCTTCCGCTTTGACGATAAAGAGGGGCGAGGGACGTGGCTCTGTAACCAGTGCGGCGCGGGGGATGGTCTGAAACTGGTCGAAAAGGTGTTCGGTGTAAAACCCTCAGAGGCAGCCCAAAAGGTGAACGCCGTGACCGGCAACCTGCCGCCGGTTGCCCCGGAAGTGATTGCGGCCGCAGAGGCTGAAACGGAGGCCGACCGCAAAGCGGCGACCGAGCTGGCTGTCAGGCTCATGGAGAAAACCCGACCGGCCACCGGCAACGCCTACCTCACCCGCAAGGGTTTCCCCGCTCTGGAATGTCTGACGCTCACCGTCATGCATAAAACCGGCGGCGTGACGTTCCGCGCCGGGGATGTGGTTGTCCCGCTGTATGACGATACCGGCGCACTGGTTAACCTTCAGTTTATCAATGCTGACGGTCTCAAACGCAGCCTGAAAGGCGGGCAGGTCAAAGGGGCATGTCATGTCATCGAAGGGAAAAAACAGGCCGGAAAACGCCTGTGGATTGCAGAGGGGTATGCGACCGCGCTCACCGTGCATCATCTGACCGGGGAAACCGTCATGGTGGCGCTGTCCTCCGTGAACCTCCTTTCTCTGGCTAGCCTTTCCCGTCAGAAATATCCGGCCTGTCAGATTGTTCTCGCCGCCGACCGCGACCTGAGCGGCGATGGTCAGAGTAAAGCCACTGCGGCCGCAGACGCCTGTGAGGGCGTTGTCGCCCTGCCGCCGGTGTTCGGTGACTGGAATGATGCGATGATGCTGAAGGGGGAGGACGCCACGCGCAAAGCCATTTATGACGCCATCCGGCCACCGGCGCAAAGTCCGTTCGACACCATGAGCGAGGCAGAATTTACCGCCATGAGCGCCAGCGACAAGGCTTTGCGGGTCCATGAGCATTACGGCGAAGCGCTGGCGGTGGATGCGAACGGCCAGCTCCTGTCCCGCTATGAAAACGGCATCTGGAAAAATATCCCGGCAGCCACTTTTTCACGGAATGTGGCTGACTTATTCCAGCGCCTGCGCGCCCCGTTCTCATCCGGGAAAATTGCCTCGGTGGTGGAGACCCTGAAGCTGATTATTCCGCAGCAGGCCGCACCGGCACGGCGTCTGATTGGCTTTCGCAACGGGGTGCTCGATACCCAAAGCGGCATATTCAGTCCACATCATAAATCGCACTGGCTGCGCACGCTGTGCGACGTGGATTTCACCCCGCCGGTGGAGGGGGAAACGCTGGAGACTCACGCGCCGAACTTCTGGCGCTGGCTCAACCGTGCGGCCGGTAAAAATCCACAAAAACGCGACGTGATACTCGCTGCGCTGTTTATGGTGCTGGCGAACCGTTACGACTGGCAGCTCTTTCTCGAAGTCACCGGTCCCGGCGGGAGCGGTAAAAGTATTCTGGCTGAAATCGCGACCCTGCTCGCCGGGGAAGATAACGCCACGTCAGCCGATATCGACACACTGGAAGACCCGCGCAAGCGTGCCTCCCTGATTGGCTTCTCGCTTATCCGTCTGCCAGACCAGGAAAAATGGAGCGGTGACGGCGCAGGACTCAAGGCCATCACCGGCGGCGATGCAGTTTCAGTTGACCCGAAATACCAGAATCCGTACTCAACGCATATTCCGGCGGTGATTCTGGCCGTGAACAATAACCCGATGCGCTTCACCGACCGCAGCGGCGGCGTCTCCCGTCGCCGGGTGATTATTCATTTCCCGGAGCAGATTGCCCCGGAGGAACGCGACCCGCAGCTCAGGGATAAAATTGCGCGCGAGCTGGCCGTCATCGTGCGCCAGCTTATGCAGAAATTCAGCGACCCGATGACCGCGCGCGCACTGCTCCAGTCGCAGCAGAACTCCGACGAGGCACTCAGCATTAAGCGCGATGCTGACCCGACGTTTGATTTTTGCGGTTATCTGGAAATGCTGCCGCAGACCAGCGGGATGTTTATGGGTAATGCCAGCATCATCCCGCGTAATTACCGTAAATATCTTTATCACGCATATCTGGCCTATATGGAGGCCAACGGGTACAGAAACGTGCTCAGCCTGAAAATGTTCGGGCTGGGGCTGCCCATGATGCTGAAAGAGTACGGCCTGAATTATGAAAAGCGGCACACAAAGCAGGGGATACAGACCAACCTGTCGCTGAAAGAAGAAAGCTACGGCGACTGGCTGCCGAAATGCGACGAACCCGCAGCGACATAACCCACTCCAGACCGGCAACAGCCGGTCTTTTTCTTTCCGGCAATTGCCATAAGGTGAACACTCCACTGTTCACCCTTCACCGTATATTCACCCTGTATCACCATGAAATTATTAATAAAAAACCAGAGGTGAACAGTGTGAACAGTAAAACCTAAAAAAACTTTTTATCCCCCCACCACATCGCCTGACCGGGCGTATCCAGATCGAAAAAAAATCACAATGGTGAAGAGTCAACTGTTCACTCTTCACCGACTCATCACCATTTATCTGTATGATTTAAAATAGAAAATAAGCATGGTGAACAGTGTGAACAGTTAAATGCAAAAAAACTTTTTTTGAGTATGATGTAGCTCTCCATACTTTATGAAAAGATCCAAGTTAGCTAAAAGCCTCACCAAGACAGCACATTAATTCGTAACTTGTTAAGCCAGAGGGAATTTTATGGGGACTACTTTGCTTCAAGAGAACCATGAAAAAATTTTAAACATACTAAATGAAGCTAAAGATGTGGCGCTAAGGTATTACAAATTAACCAATAAACCTCTCGGAATCACTGGAGAAATAGCTGAGTATGAAGCTGCAACTCTTCTCGGGTTGTCACTATGTTCAGCACGTCAGTCCGGATACGATGCGACTGAGATTTTGGACGGGAAAGAATATAGAGTTCAAATCAAAGGTCGATATATGCCTGATCCTAAAAAAGTCTCTGCGAGAATTGGTGCTATTGATATATCTAAGCCATTTGATTCTGTTCTTTTAGTTTTACTTGATGAGAATTATGATGCTTTTGCCATGTATGAAGCATCACGAGATGTAGTAGTCGCAGCTCTTCAAGCTCCGGGGTCAAAGTCTAGAAATGAGCGAAATCAGCTAGGCATAGCAAAATTCAAGTCTATTAGTAGTCTCCGCTGGAGCAAGGTTGCTGAACCTGAGATCCTTTAATTGGTACACGTTTAGGTACACGATCGAAAGTTGAATACGAAAAAAACCTTAATATTTAACACGTTGAATATTTTATTCAGACTCCGCCAGCCCACCACTTTTGATAGGACTGCAACCGGACAGTGGAAATAAAAACAGCCACTTACGGACACTGACCAGACAGCAGGCAGACCGAGAAAAGACAAAAATATGCACGTGAAATGCACGTGCACTTTAAAAGAACCCCAGATTTCATGCGCTGGGGTTTTTCTATTTGTAACTAAGGGTAACAAAAATCCTTCACCATTTTGCACCCTACTCGCCTCGAGACTGTTTTTTTTCACAGCAAGCGCTGTATATAATCACAGTCATATTTAAGCAGCGTTTGATGACTAATTTACTAAAGGTGCACAAACTGGTGTGCCAAAGTATTGACCAGACGTTGACATTCTCAGTATCAATAACCGAGATTTTTGCTTCATCGGAAGTTGAAATAACCCCCCTCCACAAACTGACACGACATGCCCTGCCGCCAGCAATTTATCTAAGGCCATATAAACAGCTGTATATAACTCTTATTTAATCATTAATAAACTACGCTAATCGCCCAACCGAATTACCTTACCACCCAACCATTCTTGCTTATACATTAACTGTCTAACAAATTCATAAGTCATGCTTACAGAACCATTATTTTTATCAGGTAAAGAATCCGTTAAATTAACCAACTCTACAATAGCGTGTTTTTTGCATATTGCCGTAGTTATTTTATGTAAGGCATCCAGTCTCCGCCTGCTTGACCTTGCTTTTACGCCGTCAATTTTCTTTTTAGTTTTTAGCCAGTTACTGCTGTATTTTACTTTTCTGCCTAGTATATTATTCAGGTTCCTTAGCTTTTTATTACCTTCCATGTTGGCAAATTGCTCGACCAGACTCTCACACGCTGTGAGTTGCATAAGCCATTCATTATTTAGCAAAATTTTGGTTTTGCTAAATGATGGATGAAGGGGTTCAGGAACAACTTCTTCTGTATTAAAGCTTATATACCATTTATCAAGCTTTCTTGAAATAGTAACATTCTTTAATACTCCTGTTATCTCTCGGCTTTTACGATACTTAACCCACCCTAGTTTGGGCAATGATACTAAATGCTTTTCTTGGTCCAGTCTGACTCTTTGGCATGGCACTCTAAAAGAATCATTACGGCCTTTCTTTTTGAATCGAGGATATTGTGACTTTCCCGAAAAAAAGTTTTTAAAAGCTCTATCCAGATCTCTTAATGATTGTTGCAAGCACTGTGATGGAACCATTTTTAGCCATGCAAGGCACTCTTCGTTTTTCCAATTAACTAGTTCTGATGCTAGTTGATTGTAATTCAAGAATTTCTTACCCGAATCATAATTCTCATTAATAAGAGCAAGTCCTTTATTGTATACAAATCGACAGGAACCTGCGAAAACCAAAAAGTCATTCATATGAGTTTTATTCGGCTCAAGCAAAAATTTAAATGCCTGTTTCTTAATCACAATAGAACCTATACACGCTCAATTTGAGAAAGCCAATTTTAAATGATGATCGGCTTTTTTATCGAGTGAATATGACGGCTATGTTCAGCTATATTCATTCGATAAAAAAGCCCTGCATGTGCAGGGCTTTACGGTTTAGTAGTGCTGAATTAGCCTTGCAGCAGAGACAGAACCTGCTGAGGAACCTGGTTAGCTTTAGCCAACACGGAGTTACCGGCCTGCTGGATGATCTGCGCTTTAGACATATTTGACACTTCGGTCGCATAGTCGGCGTCCTGAATACGGGACTGCGCTTCAGACAGGTTGGTGGTGGTGTTGTTCAGGTTGGTTACTGCAGAATTCAGACGGTTCTGTACAGCACCCAGGGAAGAACGGAATTTGTCGATAGAGCTGATTGCATCGTCCAGCGCTTTCAGTGGGTCAGCAGTGGTTGCTGCTTTAGTTGCTGCATCTGTGGTGAATTTCCCATCTTCCTGTACATATACAGCCTTACCGGAATTGTTAGTAATGGAGCCGTCTTTCTGCAGGAAAATCTCAGTTTCATTCTTGGCAGCTAACGTACCGTCAGTCTGAGTGTAAGCTTGATTACCACCAATTGTAACTTTGCCAGTATTAGCTGCTACTGTCGTTGTGCCAGTTGTGAAACCAGTCGTTTTGGTAGCAGACTGCATAGCTTCAGCGCTGATTCGGGCACCAGTAACTACAATTGCACCACTCTGACCAGCAACAGTTGCACCCGCTAATTTGATTTCAGTCTTATCTTCGGTCGTAATGGTGACTGGAACTGCCGCCGCAGGAGTAGTTGTGTTTTGAGTAAGAGCATCAAGAGTTGCAGACTTAATATCAGCACCAGCACTGTTCTGAGTCAGGTTGCCATCAATACCAATGAAAAGCTTGGAACCATCTTTCGCAGTGATTTTACCATCGCTTGACAGAACAACATCTACAGATGTTGCACCAATCTTAACGTTCAGATTAGCGGTATCACCTGCTTTAGGAGTCAGGATAGATTGTAACTTGGCGCTATTACTTGGAGTTGTTGCGTCACCAGCTGCAATAGTAGCATTGAATGTAAAATCATTAGTATCTTTATGATACGTATAGTTATTACCAGTAACAGCGTCGAAACCACTGGTAATATTAGCATTAACTACGGCAGTATCACCTAAGCCAGCAAACACGTCAGCTACGGTAGATTCGTTCAATCCCGCGCTTACTGTATACTTAGTTACGCCATTAGCATCTGCAGCAGGAGCAGCGATAGTACCGCCAGCAGCTGTTGTAGTGAGCTGAGCAGCTGTCAAATCAGCTTTAGTTGCTGCCTTATTAGCTACTGAACCTTCACCATTAACGTTAAAGCCAGTCAGGTTCAGAGTAGACGAGTCAATTTTTTTCAGGTCGATAGTGATGGTCTGGCCATCGTTCGCGCCAACCTGAATTTTCATGGAGCCGTCTTTTGCCAGCACGTTCACGCCGTTGAACTGGGTCTGACCGGATACGCGGTCAATTTCGTCCAGACGGGATTTGATTTCGTCCTGGATGGAGTCCAGGTCAGACTTGGAGTTGGTGCCAGTAGAAGACTGAACAGTCAGCTCACGGATACGCTGTAAGTTGTTGTTGATTTCAGACAGTGCGCCTTCAGTAGTCTGTGCAACGGAGATACCGTCGTTGGCGTTACGGGCAGCCTGAGTCAGACCTTTGATGTTAGAGGTGAAACGGTTAGCAATCGCCTGGCCAGCAGCGTCATCTTTTGCGCTGTTGATACGCAGACCGGAAGACAGACGCTCAATGGCAGTAGACATTGAAGACTGGTTTTTGTTGATGTTGTTCTGGGTGATCAGCGAGAGGCTGTTGGTATTGATGACTTGTGCCATGATAGTAATTCCTATTTGACTGAACTTAAATTAAGTTTACGGCTTCCACCATTTGGCTCCTGCGCCGCTATGTTCACTATCGGCAACGTACTCTGGACCTTTAGAAGAAAAAGTGAAAAACCATCCCCATCTGCTTTCAGGCATCAAACGAAAGATAGTTGTTTACTTTTAATACAATGTGATAAGTTCGTTTTAACGCCCCCTAAACCACCATGATAAAGCTAAACAATTCAATATGTTGAGCATAGTAAATAAACTATCTCGTTTGACAAACTGGCTCCCCCTTCTGAACCTCTATGACCTGCTCCCCGTTGATTAATACACCCCGATGTTAGTAATGTCTTCATAAGCCACATGAGGACATCCCCATGAAGAAGCGTTTTTCCGACGAACAGATCATCAGTATTCTCCGCGAGGCTGAAGCCGGGGTATCTGCCCGTGAGCTCTGCCGTAAGCACGCCATTTCAGATGCCACGTTTTACACATGGCGTAAGAAGTATGGCGGTATGGAAGTGCCTGAGGTTAAGCGCCTGAAGTCGCTTGAAGAAGAGAACGCCCGACTCAAGAAGCTGCTCGCCGAAGCCATGCTCGATAAGGAGGCGCTTCAGGTGGCTCTTGGGCGAAAGTACTGACGACAGACCAGAAGCGGGAAGCCGTGGAGTTGATGTGTGGCGCGACCGGTCTGTCGCAACGTCGTGCCTGCAGGCTGACAGGTTTGTCCCTGTCGACCTGCCGCTATGAAGCGCAGCGTCCGGCGTCGGATGCGTATTTATCAGGGCGCATCACTGAACTGGCACTGGAGCGCAGGCGTTTTGGCTACCGCCGCATCTGGCAGCTGCTGAGCCGGGAGGGCCTTCACGTCAATCACAAGCGGGTATACCGTATTTACCACCTTAATGGACTGAGCGTAAAACGCAGACGACGCCGTAAAGGGCTGGCAACCGAACGGTTTCCTCTTCTGCGCCCGGATGCACCGAACCTGACATGGTCGATGGATTTCGTTATGGACGCACTGGCCAACGGTCGCAGGATCAAGTGTCTGACCTGCGTGGATGATTTCACGAAGGAGTGTCTGACGATCACCGCTGCTTTCGGTATTTCAGGCGTTCAGGTTACGCGTATTCTGGACAGCATCGCACTGTTTAGGGGCTATCCGGCGACAATAAGAACCGATCAGGGCCCGGAATTTACCTGCCGCGCGCTCGATCAATGGGCCTTTGAGCATGGTGTGGAACTACGGCTTATCCAGCCAGGTAAGCCAACGCAGAACGGATTTATTGAGAGTTTTAACGGACGCTTTCGCGATGAGTGTCTGAATGAACACTGGTTCCGCGATATTCTTCATGCCCGGAAAACGATTAATGACTGGCGGCAGGATTATAACGAGTGCCGTCCCCATTCATCGCTGGATTACCAGACACCAGCTGAATTCGCAACAGACTGGCGAAACAGGAAATATGAAGAAAAACCAACCGACATTACTAACTGAAGGTTGTAGCTAATCCTGGGGGCAGGTCATCTAATCTCTTCATTTCTCAGTACTCAACAAGCCAGCATAACTCCATGCTCCGATGGTAAGACCTATCCAAGGCATAAATGCTTAGCTATCTCATCGGATGCCACCTTGGTTTATCTGTCTTTTTTAGTAGGTGTGTGTAAGATGGTTTTACATTACAGTCATTCTTTGTCTAATACATGATCAGGAGATTTGTTCAGTGAATGTTTCCGCCCGTTTTGTTATACTCTTAAATCTTGCATGCGCTGCTTTATTATTTACTCTACTCAATGCTCGGTTTGATTTATTCTGATCAGGTTCTCATTTCACTTACTTGAAATCCCTCCCAAGATTTATGCAAGTACATATCTTATATCCAATCGAGTAGTAAATCGACAATCATCAGGGAGAATAATGACTTGATAAAGGACGTGATCATAGACCATCGTCCTAATCTTCCATACACAGGTGGGTATGTTGTGTATGAACCCCCGTCCAACTAGTTCCTTCCGATTACCCTTAAAGCACTTTTCATGGTGATGTTTTTCCTTGTTACATATTTGGATGCTTGTTTTAAGGCATTATTCATTGCTATTACAGTCACAGGCCTAGCTAATCCTTTAACTCGATTTGATCTACTCTGGAAAACGTAAATATCAGAAGAATTGCAATCCTTTCTGCACGCAATTAACTTAGAAAGCAATAAATTTAATCTAATTGTTCGTGGCTCAAATTTTGGAGTTCCAGCCAAGTGCAGCATGTCATCTTCGATATCGGAATATCTAATAGTAATCACCCTGCTGCCTTCAGCACGGAGAGAAAACAATGTTAACCATAAGTCTGCCCAAGTTGATGAGATTTTAGACAATTCAACGTGAATAGCCCTGAACTCTTCTGGTGTAATAGAATCTGTTTTTGCCATGAATACCCCCAATGCTCAACCCAACCGCTCACCAAAATTTCAACAACTTTATTACATTCTTTAAATACTTTATTACGAAAATTGTATTAAATGTTCAATATTTTTTCCTCTGCCCCTACTGCGCCGGAAATTTCTTACACAAGGTGCACACCGCAACGTCGTAAATAATCGCTACTTGCTTTCTGTCTACTCCGTTTGCGATCAGCCTGCCAGCCTGCGCCCATTGCTCAGGGGCTAACTTTGGCCGTCTACCGCCTATGCGCCCTTTCTCCCGGGCTGCCGCCAGTCCTGCCCGGGTGCGTTCCACGATTAATTCCCTCTCCATCTCAGCCAAGGCTGACATAATGTGGAAAATGAAACGCCCCATTGGGCTGGAAGTGTCGATGCTATCCGTAAGGCTTTTGAAGTGAATGCCGCGCTGCCGGAGTTTGTCCACCAACAGCACCAGATTTCGCATGCTGCGCCCAAGGCGATCCAGCTTCCAGACCACCAGCGTATCCCCCTCATTCAATGCCCTAAGAAGCTTTTTGAGTGCTGGCCGGTTTGCCACTGTTCCGCTCATTTTTTCTTCGAAAATCTGTTCACATCCTGCGCGTTCGAGTGCTTGCCGCTGAAGAACAGTATTTTGGTCATTTGTTGACACCCTTACGTAGCCAATTTGCATATTTTTCACCCAATATTTTCTGCAAAAAAATCCGGTGAACTTATCGGCATGGCTGCCGCAGGGCAATCTATATAACGTCGGTTTGGGAGATATGGCCACAAAGAGCTCAGGTGAAACCGAAGGGGCAGGTATGACAGGGGGTGCATTTGGTATTGGTCGGCCATCTGGAATCAAGATTACGAATGAAACTGGGACTCCTGGACTGGTAACGGCTTTGTCGGGTTACGGGTTTATACCTTTCAGAAATGAGCAAAATATTACAGGCAGAATCGCTGCTTCATCTCCAGCTCTATGGGTGCGTACAGGTGGAACTTTTGCTTTTTTAAGCATCCCTTACGTTTCCTCTGCCCCGGTTCGTATCAGTGGTGGCCTAATTTCAAATGGTACGATTGACTATACCCGTACACTCTACGATGACCTGAATACCACGAAAGCTAGCGACGGAACGCTTAAGGCAGCTTCCCCAGTTGTGAAGCTGTTTGCAGACGGTTCGTTTGAAACTAATGGCGAATCAGAAGACTGTACCGTAACTCGTATGAAAGCCGGAGAGTATCTGATCGAGGGCTGCATGGGCATGAACTCAGATGCGGCGTGGGGCGGCATTGATGGCGGGTTCGATATCCCTAAAGATCGCAATGGGCAGGCCCTAATCTGGCTTGACTATGAGGTAAATGCCGACGGGTCAGTGCTCGTGAAAACATTCCACCGGGAATACCCGACAGCACCGGCATTTGCGAGGAACTCGGTGGAAGGTTATGTGGATGGCCAACCGGCCGATATTCCGGCCGAACAGTTTGTCAGTGTCCGTGTTGAGATGCCGCAAAACAGTATCTGGAATCAGCGTATGACTATGGCTGAAGTTCCTGATTCATCCGCTGATTAAAGGCAGAATCATCAGGCATATCCAGGCGAACATCTATCCAACTGTTCACTGGCACGTCCATCGGTTCCCCTTTCGTTTTGACAATCTCTCCGTCATCACTCAGCATGTATTTTCGCTTGAACAGGCGGATAGTCAGCCCACCGCTTACTGTCTGCTCTGCTTCAACAATCCCAAGCTCTCCCATGCCACATGGGTCCATTGGCGGTAGTAACTGCCATCCTTCAGACGCCAGGCCAGCCGAACCAGTGAGTTCGTAAACCCCTGTGTCGAGCCGAGAAATGGATACGCCCTCTGCCTCTGTGTTAGCCGTACCGCAGCCGCACCAGATAAAATCATTCTCATCAATATCGGTACGCTGATTCTCGTTCTGTGACTTTACGATTCTGGCTACCGGTGAAGCTGCTTTCAGGGTGCCATCAGATGCTTTGGTTGTGTTTTCAGATGTGTAAACAACTGAACCGGGTTTTACGGACAGCATTGTAGAGAATGCATCGGTACCATTATTTCTTCCTGCGATTTGGTAAGAGACGGCACCACCAATGCCTGCAACACCTGCCCTGAAGCGAGGAGTACCGTTAACCATCACTGTATGAGCCCATACACTACCAACAGTTGAAAGTCCTTCAACGGTGAAAGCGTAAGGGTTGCCAGCGATACCTGCGATATTCAGGGAATTTGTTAATGTACCACCGCTGAGACTAAGAGCACCAAGGTTTGAGAGAGCAGAATTGGCAGTATTTGCACCTGTACCGCCCTGCTCTATAGGAACTGTACCATTAGTTTTTGTGGCCACTGTATTGACCATGTATTGCCATGACGGACCGGTGAATGAAGAACCGTCCGGGAGCGTAACGGTTATATTGCCCGACGCACTGAATAACCGCTGCCAGTTCTGTTTGTCATAGTTCAGGCCGCGCATAGCTTCGGCGCTTTGTGCCACCAGCGCAGCAGTAACAAGGTTCATCGCAACGCGCGGCACGGCATACCATGCAGCGCCGCCCTGCGTTGGTCCGGTATAGTTACTGACCAGCGTCAGGGAGGTATTGCTGTTCACCGTTTTGATGGCGAGCGTATAAGGGATGCCGCCAACCGTCACAACAATAAAATCGCCGACGGCCAGCTCGGTAGTAAAGGCGGTACCGCTGCCTGTTACCGCGGCTGAATTATTTGTCAGAGTCAGTGTTCCTGCGGACATAGTTGCTCCTTTGAAGCAATAAAAAACCCCGCCGGAGCGAGGTTCACTAAGTTAGAAGTCGTTAAACGTACATATCGGGAATGACCGGGAGTGAAATAGGCGTAACCCCGGCGTTCGCCAGCTGCCTGTCTGCCCAGCCGACATACACTCCCCTTCCGACCCTGAGGGTCCCGTTCTGCATGACCAGCCCATAGTGGTAGTGATAAATACGACCACCACCGAAGCTGGGGACCCTCAGCCCAAAACGGCCAACGGGCACATATCCGCCACCGGGAACGGTCTGCGCTGTGGTGGAAGGCACAAAATTAACGCCGAGATAAACGAACGGGCGCCGCGCAGTTGAGAACGTGCACTGGCCTGCGGCGTTATAGATATTGAATCCGGGATTCGCGGCCACCGGCGAAACGCCTCCCGAGAAGATGACCACATCAACGGTGCCGCTCATGGGCTGGTCTTCCGTGTTTGATCCATCATTCAGAAACAGCAGCCGGTTTCCGTCATAGTCCAGCGTGTAAGGGCTGCTCCACTTACAGCAGACCAGATATTTGCTGCGATCAAATCCTGCAATGGTCGGAGTAACCCAGCCGGACGTACCGACAGTTACCCTGGCTTTATAGATGCAGTACCCGACCCTTGACGCCGTTGTGATCGCCGTAAAGTCGGTGCTGTTCTGAACGAGAAGGCCAACGTTTGAGTTCTGGCTTACGGGCAGGATCTGCCACAGCGTGCCGGAGAACGCCACGCGCTGCGGATTGGGAAATCCGGGGTTTGAATTCCCGCTCCAGTTCTGCGTGACGTTCGCGCCGGAGATAGTGACGCTGTCCAGCTTGAATATCCCTTCGTCGCTGATTACCGTCTGGGTCGGTATGAAAATGACATTCGAACCGGCCACGTAACCCTCAACTGTCGCAGTATTCACGTTACCGATACCGCCGGATATCGCCCCGCCATATGTCGGGCAACGTAATCCGGCGGTAATTTCCATCGGTTTACCGCCATCATTGAGATCGATTAAAAGTCCTGAAGGCATAAATCACCATGAACCAACGACGATACGGCCACCGCCGGGGATGTTGACGGTAATACCGTTATTGTTAATAACGACCGTGTTATTGGTCCCGTTGAACGCAAAATTACCGCTGTCTGCATAGAGTTTGCCGTGGAATTCACAGTCGCCGTTCTTGTCGATGTTCCAGCCCCGAACTCCGGCTGCGAAGTTTGTCGAGCGGATATAACTGCCGATTTTCGCATTGGTGATACTGCCGTCCTGGATCATCGCGTCACGGATAAAGACCTGTCCGTTATAGACAAAGAAGGCGGCCTCATAGTTGCCGGGATCGCTTCCTGAGTAGATGCCGAACTGGTCAGCAGCGAATACAACCGTGGATTTGTAAGAACCACCTGAAGGCTCAATGGACATTCCAAATCCGGTGTTGTACTTCACGCCGTTACGGATAATGCCAAGGTTCAGGGTATATGAAGCCTTGCCTGTACCGTTGCTCGTCACCTCGGCGTTCATTTTCTGGTTAACCGCCGTCGTCAGGTCTCCAACCTCTGCCTGAACATAAGTATCAAGGGAAGCGATAGCTTTCGTGTTATCACTGATGGCCGTTTGCTGCTCGAGGATTTGCGAGTTAACACTTTCGAACTGAGACTTAACACTGGTGGTGAGCTGGGCTAACGCCTTGTCTACCGTGGCGATCGTTGTCCTGACCGTCATGATTTCGGCATTTACTTCCCCCAGTTGCTGGAACTGGCGTTCCACCGTGCCGTTATTCGCCAGCGCGTTTTGCAGAATACCTTCAAGGTTGGTATCAACACCCTTCTCCACGTTTTTCATGGCGTCAGAATTCCTGACAGACTCGTCAATGACGTCAATCAGGCCCGACGTATCGGTCTGGCACAGCGCGGCCACTTCAACAAACGCAGATGTACCAAACGCGTTGATCGTGCGGACATACCAGTAATAGGTGTGCCCGTTCTTCAGGTTATGGCTGCTCCAGGTGGTGCCGATCCCGGCACGCGTTGCCCTGCCTTCAACCGTTGACGTGCTGGTATTCGGTAGCCTGGTTTCGCCGGATGTCCAGAAATCAAACTGCGTTGATACGTTCGTCACTGCTGCCAGGCGCGGGTACAGCGTGATGGCAAAATAGCTTTGCTCAATATCGACCCGTGACGGCGCTGGCGGGGCCTGAATGCTGAATTCAAGATATGCCTCCGGCGATTCTGCCCCCATCTGGTTTACCGCAGTGACGTGAGCCGTGTAGGTAGACTGAATAAGCCCTGTCAGGCGGGTAAAGGAACCCGGAACCTGAACAGAGAGCACCGTCTGACCCGCCTTGCGGATCACAACCTTGTTGTAAACAAACTGCCCGATGTTCTGCCAGGACAGTACGCCCTGAACCACCTGCCCAATTTCCTCGACGGTGTATTTCAGGTTCTGCGGCTGCGCCACCCCACCAGATGGCAGCTGCGTGAACGGCGGCCGCTCAATTGGCTTGCCTATCGCATCACCCCAGACATCAGCAGTCTCCTGTTTGAGGGTGATCTGCACCCCGTTCTGTACACCGAACCGCCAGTCGGTCACGCGCATTTCGACATTGATGATACCGAGCGACGGGAAATTAACCTTCACGTACATGCCAGGACGGTAGCGATAACCGCTCAGGTTCAGTGTGAGATTCATCGTGCGTGAAATGCGGGTGCGCTTCAGTTTGATGTCTGCCAGGCGCTGAGCCTGAAACTCACTGGTGACAAAACGAAGCTTCAGGTCCTGTGAAATCTCAACGCCATCTTCAGCAACCCATTCGCTGACAGACACCGCCGGGAAATCAGCCTCAGCGTAGGTCTGCTTAGGATCGATAAAGGTACCGTTAATGGTGTTGACGCGCTCAGACTGCGATACTTCCGGCATGATTTCGATATCGCCGGCCAGCTGACTTTCGGTGATCACTTCGGTTGCAGGGCCATAATACGCACCAACCAGAATGCCGTGCTTACCCGCAATGTATGTTGGCTCGCCAGCTCCGGCAGCCAGCATCGCCTCAAGAATGCTGGCCTTGTTTTCGTTCAGGTCGAACTCACCGTTTAAGGTGTAACGTTTTTCCGTGGTTCCGTCGCCGTTCGTTACCGTCTCGTCGCAAATGTTGGCGGCTTCCTGAAACTGATCCCAGTTGATATCCGCATCCGGCACCTTCAGGTAATTTCGGTAATAGTCCAGCACGCAGAGCGCAAGGTTGTTGCTGTATTCCGTGCGGCCGGTGCGCGGGTCATAGACCTTGCGCCCCGTTTTCTCGACCTTGATGTTAGGAATGCCTGAGGGGAATTTTTCAGCGTTAAACTTCAGCGACACGCGTAGCCAGGAAATGCCCTTGCCGATCATGTCCTCTTTCCAGGACGGGCAGTTCTGAAGCATAAACGGATCGGCGGTCTGGCGGTCGTTATGTACTTCGTAGGTGGCGTTATCAGGGTACGAACCAATATCGTCATCACCGAGATAGATAGTTCCCACACCGGAGAGAGGGTGGCCCGCCAGGGTGATCGCAAGGTGAAGCCATTCGCCATCAGTCTGATCGCCTTTTTCCTCTTCGGAGAAGAAAAGCGTACCTGCTGATACCGTCCTGCCATATACCACCGTTTTCGGGCTGGCAGCCGCGCGCAGAACCTGTTTTCTCTCCGCCACATCACGGTAACCGCCAATAGAGGGCTTCTTCGTCAGCATCTGCGTTGCCACCTGCGCAGCAATAGTGATAGCCATGGCAATCGCATAAGCTTCGTTTGCAGCCGCAATACCCGCAGCAACCGTGGCAACAATTGGAATAGCAGCAGGCATCAGCGAACCCTCCAGGTGCTCAGTGGTTTAATCCTCAGACAAACCAGCCCTTCCTCCCCCGGCACCCACACGGCGCCGCCGTAAATCACCCCGGCGCATCGGGTGCCAGCATTCTCGACAACCGCGATATCGCCGCGCTGGGCCATCTTCACAGGTACCTCATCGAGGTACTTCGCCAGCACTTTCTCCAGCGATCCGCCGCCGCGCAGCAATGCTTTTTTCGCACCCGTTTCGCTGTCATACGTCCCGCGCCAGCCGTCGGCAAAATTATCCCCGGTCATCGCTTCAGCGCAGTCGGCTGCGAACAGGCAGCAGTCATGTTCGCCCCATAAAAAAGGCCGCTTTTCAGCGGCCCTTATCACGGCGATTAATCTGTTATGCCAGTCTGGATGCTTCATGCTTCCTCACGTATAGGTAAATCCTGGCGCATCTTTTTTACTGCCCCAGTAAATAGAACGTTCAGCCATCTGTGCGACGTAGCGGAAAATGCGATCGCCTGGCTGGGCGGCCTGATGCGATTCGTCGGTATAGCGGTCAGGGAACGGTCGCTGCCAGTCTTCAAAAATGTTACTGACGGTGTATTGCAGGGCGTTGGTTTCCCCCGACGTCGCGCCGGTACCGGATACCCGACCCTTAAAAATCAGGTCAGCAACCTGAACAACGCCGTTGTCGTCCATAGCCACCAGATACAGTTCCGCCGGTTTCCCCACACAGCGCTCGTTAAGCGTTTTGGCAAACAGGGACATGTCCAGGCCGGAAAGCGTCATCCTGAGCTGCGTCGGGCTCGTCGTGTTGGTTTCATTGACATCATCAATGGCGCCCATCGTTCCCATGCCGTAATAGACATATCCGCCCAGAACCAGCGTGCCGGTGCCGGAATGGACGTAAGCGATCCCGGACTCAAACTGGACATTGGCCGCCACAACCGCAGTAACCCTGTTACGGGAAAGCCAGGTGATCATCGAATCTGAAAAAGGGGAATACAGCATTAAAACGCCTCCTCAAATTCCAGTGTGTAGCTGGTAAACACGCCAGGAACGCGGTTACCCGCGCCCTGCTGGTTATCTTTCAGCTTAAAAATACCGTAGGGGTTAGCCACCTCAATTTTGCCGTTAACCGGCGGCGAGGTACGCAGCATCGGCGCAATCGGAATCATTGCGGTACCCGTTGAAGTGCTGGTCACATCAGCAGTGACCATCTTCAGCTCGTCGTTCACGGTAAGATAATCTCCGGTGCGCAGCACGAGCTTGCCGGGCGTCCAGCCTTTACTGCTGAGCTGGGTCCCCGTCTGGTTCGCATCCTGCACTACCGGGTTTCCGGCTGGCGTTCTCCCCTCGCGTCCCCAGTCGCGAATTTTTACCCTGCCGTACTCACCATCGAGATCGGCCACCAGCGCATCAATACGCCGGGATTTATCGTCGGTAAGGTTGTTAAACGTCAGGGAGCAGGTCCAGCGGGTGCCGGGGAAACGAACGGTTTGTGAGGCACCATTAAAGGGAGAGCGAAATGTTTTGGTGTTACTTTCCGGTCGCCATGTCAGGGACGACGGGCATACATCAGCAGGCCATTCAAGCGCAGCCATACTTATTCACTCCTTATTAAACGCCAAGCAGTCGCCTGCCCTGCCCGTTGGTCTGGAAATCACTCAGCATGTCCTGCCGCGCCTTCTTCGCTCCGTCTCTGGCCCCTTTAGCGGCAGCCTGCTCCATCGCCTGCTTAAGCGCGGCATCGCCATTACCGGAAATGGTGAAATGCTGCTGAATGGTCTGTTGAATGCTATTCCCTCCCGCGCTAACAGAGGAGACAGCATCATCTACCATTCGCACGCCGAGAGAGCCGTCTGCGGTTCTGGTTAGCGGCATGATCGCCTCTGGCCCAGCTTCACCCATCAAGCCAGCACCTTTAGCGAAGGCGAACATCGTAGGGCTGTTCACAATTCCATTGCGGAATTTGCTCAGATCAGGGGAATCATAAACCCCGCCTTTTGCGTTCAGGGTTAAACCAGAAGCAGCTGAATCGTAGGCGCCAGATGGCGTACTGTCACCAGAAGACGCGCCGCCAAACATCCCGCCAAGCGAGCCGAGAAGCCCACTATCACCGGCAGACTTGAGGCTATTCACCAGGATAGCCCTAAGCAGAACCTTTTGGAGTTCGCTCAGCACGCTGTTAGCCCAGTCCGCCCAGTCCGCTTTACTCCCGTTGAGTGCATCCGCCATGTTGTCAACCAACCCATCCAGGGTGTTGCCCACAAGACCCGATACCTGACTGTAATAATCGCTGGAAGTGTCAATCCAGTTAGCCAGCCCATCCTGTGCACCAGCGAGCCAGTCGCCCTGAATTTTGTCCAGCTCCTCATAATGGGAACGATATTTTTCAAGCCGTACCGCAAGTGCCTTATCGAGTTCCTGGTTATAGCGGTCATATTCGGTAGAGGTCTTAATGTCTCCACTCTGGAATCTGCGTTGCAGGTCTTCGCGCTTCTCGTTAAATTCACGCTCAATATCGAGTTGCTCACGCATTCGTTCGCGTGCTTTATCCCCTAACCCGGCGCCGATAACATCCGCATCGAGGGAGCTTGCAGCGTTAGCATTTTCGCGCTGAAGGTTCGCAACATATTCGGCGAGCCTGATATTTTCCTCATTGGCCTTTTTAACTGAATTGAGGCGATCAACCTCAGTTGCGAGCTGCTCCAGGCGAGTCTTCTGAGTTTCATTAAGTCCAGCCAGTTTGCCGTCAGCAATATCAAACTGAAGCTTTTGTTGTTCTGTGACTTCTGCGCTTTTCTTTCCGGTGGTATCGATCAGAGCAATTTGACGAAGATAACTTGTCTCCATAGATTTAAACGAAGACTCAAGCTTTTTAAGGTTTGAATCAGACTTCGTTTTGCCGTTTGTTTCGTCTTTATCAAGCGCATAGCCAGTCCCTACTGTTGCAAGTTGGACAGGGAGTGTGGATTTTGGTTGCTTTTCGCTTTTCAGTTTTTCACGTATTGATAATAGTTTTGTTAGCTCGTCATTGAGAGCTTTCACACTATCATCTCCACCAGTAAACCACGCAAAAAATGACTTATCTTGACTATAGATATCATTCCTATTTTCAAGCATCTTCTGAAGATATGTTATCCGTTCCTCTACATCTCCAGAGTCGTTGATATCTATTTTACCGCTCAGCGCTGCAAACCTATTCCCGGTCAATAATGCTATTTCGCCAAGCTTAGCTGCTATGGTAACTAACCATCCAGCCAATTGTGCAGCCTCACTAACCAAATCAACAAGACCGGAAATAACTTTAGGGTCAGTCAGTACATCTCTAACCTTATTAAACGATGTTGTTAACTCAGTTAAGTCTACTTTTGCTAGACCTGAAGCAATCTCCATCTTGAGGCCTTTTACCTGCGCCTCTAAATCCTCGAAGATATTATTAACGTTGATTAAATCATCTATAGATGACGGGTCAGGAGCAACTCCATAGTCTTTAGCCAACGCAATGAATTGTCGCAACTTATCATTATTATTATCAAAGAGAGGAAGAAGTTTTGATAGATCGTTACCTAAACTCTCTAGAATTGTCGTTTTTTCGGCGTTTGTGTTGATTTTACTGAGTGCTTCACCAATCGCCATCAATTGCTGATCTGGCGTGGATTTGGATAATTTTTCAGCGGACAGACCTAAAGTATTTAATGCATCAACAGCTTCGCCTGATTGGTTGAGAACTGCATCGCCAATCTTATCGCCAATATCTTTGAAGATATCAGCCATTTGATCCCCAGAAACGCCCGCTTTCTCAGCTGCAAATTGCCATGCCAAAAGATTTTGGGTCGAAACGTTAAGGGACTTTGCCCAGCGGTCTGTTTCAGCGATTTGCTTGGAAGTGCTTTTAAGTAACTGGAATCCAGCAGCCCCCACACCCAATGCAGCAGATGCAGCAGCAGCACCTGTAGCTGCCAGTGCGAGGCTTGTTTTCTTCGCATCGTCCTGAACCTGTTTACTCCATTGAGCGGATGCTCTTTCAGCCTTACCCATCCCTGATACAAAACCGCCTGTCTTTGCGATCAGGTCAAGAGTGAGTGTTCCGAGGGATTTTCCAGCCATACTAGCACCTGTACTTGTTATGAATTATGATTAACTAACAAAATTATATTCATTCGGTAGAAACGTTAAAATTTGACTAAGGGAGCATGAAAATGAAATCAAATATTTATTTAATAGTTAGGTCTCTTATACAAGGTTTATATAGAGGGAGTTTGTTTACCTTTTGCTTATGGTCGCTAATAATAATATATTCGTACTTATCAAACCCGTACTTATTATCCACTATATTTAACGGGGTATTAAATTATAAAATTGACACATTCGAAAGGTTATCATCCATGGGAGATAGATTATTAATGGCATATATTGCCGTGACATTAATCGCAATACTTTTGTCAGCAGTTGATAATTTTGTTGTTAAAAGAAACAGATAATTACCGAAAAAAACACCTAAGGGCTATAATTTATACCTTAGGTATTCAGCCCCATGTACGCATCGCCTCTTCAAGTTTGATCGGCTCGTTTGCTGCCTCCTGCTCAACAGCGGCAATGTGAGGCGCGAAATCAGCAATGCTGAAGGCAGGGGGGTTTTTGGAACGGTTTACGTTTGCCAGCACAGAAGAAACCAGCGCCGCACCCCACTCTGTTCGCATCATCGGGTTCAGATTTCCGTACTTCTGCCGGTACTGCACCCACTGCTGGAACTCGCGGAAGCTGAGGCGTTCTTTTGCCTCAGCGATAGTGCGGCCACCTATCCCGTTAAGGACTAGTTCGCACCAGATTTCGTCTTCTGCGCTGAGTTCGTCTTTCCCAGATCGTTAACTTCCTGAATAGCCAGCAGCAGCGCCACCGTCAGGCCACCATCCAGCGCGCCACGGTCTGGATCGGCCTCGCCGGTAACATCGGCAACCGTAAACACCTGATGGCCATGCTCATCGCAAATTGACGCTGCGATACGCCCAGCAACCCCATCAATACGGCCCAGACCAGCAAGCACATCTGATGTGGCAGTGTGATAACCAAGAGGACGGATATAAGTTGTGGCTGTATGTTCCTTACCATCCTGCGATTTCCAGGTGATTTCTTTTTCCACCGGGCGGCCGGTAAACGCTCCCGTTTCTTTCAGGGTGTCGAGTGTCAGTTTCATTTATCTTTCCCGAAAATGTTTGTTGATACGCGGGGGCTCGCCCCCGCCAGTGATTAGCTGCCGGACTGTGCTTTAGGAATCCATGCCCCCTGTCCGGAACGCTGGATGGTGGCAGAAGTCTGCACGACCGTGTTTCCCTGAAAGTCGAAAGGGAAGTCGGAAACGTATCCCTTGAATACGTACCAGGTTCGATCGGGAGGAAGCATCAGGCCATCTACCGCACCCGGACCAGTTCCCGCTGTCGGCTCTGATTCTCCATCAGACCAGCCGATAGCAAACGTTACGTCGCTCTGGTCGTTTGACTCTGCCATGTTGCTGAGCATCAGGTGGCTGGCGTTAGCAGGATCTGCGTTAAGCGTGGCTGTTGCCTGCCCCGGTGTACGCAAGCCCTTTTTATATTTTCGGGTGTTACGTTCGCTCAGGCAGGTGTCATCAATCTGATCTGCCGGGCTTCCGCCTGGTGAAAATGCAGTGATACATTCAATTTCGCTCACGACACCATTCGCGAGCACGTACAACTGTGTGCCTTGAGTCACTACTGACATGGTTATCTCCGGGTATAAAAAAACCGGCTGCGCCGGTGTGATGTGGAAGGTTGTTTTATCGTTTGACGAGCCAGTCGACGTCGAAGGAATAACGGTACTTCATGGTACTGGGTTCCAGTTCCTGCGTACCCCACCTGGTGATTATTGCGCTGCCTTCGATCACATCACGAAGCGCCCGCGCAACCGTGATGACTTCTGTATCTGTGTCGGCGTAAACGTCAATCTGAACAGAAAAGCGGTCTATATCAGGTCGCTGCTTCAGGTAGTTTTGTGGATCACCGTCAATGTTCTGCCAGACCGCATAGGGATAGACAACTTCATCAAAATGCTTGCCGAAGGGGTACAGCCTTACGGGAGATTCTCCCAGCAGGGAGCGAACCTCCTGGCTGGCTGCACAAACTTTAAAAACAGGCGCTATCATGCTTTGGTCCCCTTTTTCACGGCCTGCCTGATCGCACGATCGATAGCTTTTTCCATTTCTTCCGCAAAAACGTTAATGACAGGGCCATCGATACCGTTCATCGCGGGGCGGATGATAGGTCGTGCTGCTGCATGCTCTGTTCCGAATTCAAGCATTCGCCAGTACCAGGTGTCGCCGCCGGGATTCCCTTTGTCGCCTGCTGTTTTATAGGTTCCACCGGCTCGCCCCTTTCTGACGTTGGCTTTTGTCTGGGCATACTGTCGCGCACCGCCCATAACGCCAACGCGGAAAGTCAGGTTACCCGTTCTCCGGAATTCACGACTGCCAAAGCTGGCAACGATATTTTTATAGATGGTCTCTTTGGTCAGTGGGTCATCAACCCGGGCAGCATTACTCCGGGCACGGTCCCTGATTAGGTTCGCGGCTTTACGAAGCGCAAATCGTCCCGCTTTGTTACGGGTGACGTCTGATACTGCCTCCATTTTCCCAAGCAGGGAATCAAGCCCGGTAAGACTTATTTCAACACCATCAGCCATCGTTTACCCCTTCTGAGCAGGGAAGCGTGAGATATTCGCGGCCACTTTTCGGATCAGGAAGCACGCCCTCGATGTTATATATCCCACCGCGAAACAGGATGCGATTCATCCGGGTAACTCCCGGTCGAAAGCGTATTGTGATACGGGTGGTTATTTCCCCCTGCGATGCCTGGGCTGCAATAAACTCGCGTGCTGACAGCGGGGAGACTTCCGCCCATACGGTTGCTATGTCCTGCCAGGTTTTATTTACAGCTCCAGTCTCTGGGTTTTGAACCATCACCGGCTCCTGGATTGTTACCCGGTGACGTAGTTTCCCGGCCTGCATTCTACCCCCTGACTTTTTGGCTGAGATACTGCGGCTTCAAATCGCTCAGTGGCGTAATTTCACCCCCATCATCTTCAGCCAGTGACTGGATAATGACATCGCATAACGCCATATTTGACTCAGCCAGCCGGTTTATCGCGTCCGTCTGCGCCCTCTGTGCTTCTGTCTGTTCGCGTAGCACTGTTAACAGCTCGTTTACCTGTTGCTCGTTCATATGCAATTTTCGCCCATTTTTTTATCCACTCACGCCGTTCCGCGCATCCTGAACAGGCCATATTTACACCCCGTAAATTCGGTATGGCTGAAGCAGGGCTTCAACTGCAAGCGGGACCTCTGCAACGGTTTGTCCGATGACCACGGATTCCCGGTTTGCATACCAGTGACCGATAAGCAGTAGCATGGCTGCCTTAACATCATCATTGAGCAGTATCGAGTCCGGGTCGTCAGCGTAGCCAGGGCTGCTTTCCTTTTCATAGAGCGTTCGGCGTGTCCATGTCTGGACGTACCGGGCCGCCGCACCTGCGTAAATCTCCAGCAGAGCATCATCACCCGTAAAGTCGGTATCAATGCGGCAATGCTGTTTCACCACATTCTTATCAAGCATTTGTTTGCCCCGAAAAAAAGCGGCCCGAAGGCCGCAATAGTTATCAGCTACCCGCGCCGGTGCTGAATGAACCATAAACGAACGCCTCAGGGCGTTTCACAGCCAGCGCCAGACGTTCTTCGCAGCGAATGGAGATCATGTTTTTCTCGAAGTCGTCGGCGTTTTCGGTGGAGATAACCACGTTGGCATCTTCACGATCGAACAGTTGAGCTTCGGCATTGAATGCGCCTGTCAGGAATTTGCCCTGGAAAGCTGCTGCCTCAGTTGCTACCACCGGAAGCCCCCAAAGCGTAGGGCCAGTCAGAGATGCCGGGTTAGCCAGGATATAGCGGCCCAGACTGTCTTTCGTGAGCTCAATTTTCGCCCAGTCGATGAAGTGCAGAACGTGGCCAGATGCAGGGAAACGAGCCAGTTGAGCCTGAAGCATTGCCAGGCGCAGATCATCAATCCCGTTCTGGCTCTCAACAGAAAATGCCGGGTCGAATGCTGAGGCCTGAGGAACGATGCCGTGCAGGTGCACACCAGTTCCGTCGCCGAACAAGATTTCCTGTTCCTCAACATATTTCAGGCCGTAACGCATCTCAGCGTCAACCGTAGACTGGAGTTGAGCGAAATCGTCAAGGATCTGCTTGGATGCCTTAAACATGTGCGCGATGGTTGTCACCGGCGTGATTTTAGTTGCGAATTCAATATCGCTGTAAGGTTTGGCAGTCCCCTCTGCAACGACTTTCGCTGCATTGGTAAAGCCCGTTTGCTGCACCCAGAAAATAGCCGGTGAAGATGTGCGGCCAGGCGAAATCAGATCACGAATGAAGAGACGCTGTTTTGGTGCAGTGTCGATGCCAGGCAGTCGCTGTGGTTCAACCACGCCATCTGCAACATCTGTAGAAAGCAAGGCCGCGTGAACTGGGACGCTTACGCGCTTATTGCCTTCAACGCTCGCGGCAAAGGCCTTCAACGCCTCGCTATTAATCACCACCTGTCCAACAGTTTCGGTAACTTTAGCAGCGTTGTTCAATGGCATTTGGGCAACATGCTGTTCCAGCTCACCAAGGCTGGCCTTAAGGGTTTTTTCAGCTTCCTTAAGAGCATTGAGCTCTGTCGCCATTTTATCTACAACATCTTTGGTCTGAGCTGAGAGCTGACCATTCTTTTTCGCTTCGGTCAGTGCCTCTTCTGCTTTCGCGTTGAATTTGCTGGTTGCATCTTCAATGCTGGCAGTGACTTTTTTCAGAATTTCGTTTACTTCAGACATAAAGGGTCCTTATTTGACTAACGCCGCAAGAGCGCTTTCAAGTGAATTGAGGGTTTCAGGTTTGATCTCTTCGGCAGCGCCCGGCGTACCGTCGTTGGTGGTGACAGCGCCAGGCATGCCACCGGATAAGGCTTTAATGAGTTTTCTGCGCTCAGAGCGCGGGGTGTTGGTTTTAGCCAGCAGCGCATCAAGTTTTCGAAGCGCGGCCGCGGGTGATTCATCGCTATCACTGACCGCATCAGCAGAAAGAAGGCTGTCTGCCAGTCCCTTCGCCACAGCGTCACTGCCACCGATATAACTCTCGGCATCCATCAGTTTCTGAACAGCTGCCATATCAAGGCCGGAACGCGCCGCGTAGATGTCTGCCATAGCGTTATCGAATGGCTCCAGAGACTGTGCCAGTTCCGCAAAGTCATGGCGGTTACCCATCGCGTAGACCCAGCAGTTGTGGATCATCAGGAAGGCACCACGACCGATCTGAATATCATCCCCGGCCATCGCAATGACTGAGGCGGCGCTGGCGGCAATACCGAGCACCTTCACCGTCACACGGCCTTCGTATTCTCGCAAAAGGTTGTAGATTGCCAGGCCTTCGAACATGTCACCGCCAGGGGAGTTGATATTGACCGTGACGTCGGCGCCATTCATCGCCCGTAGCGCACCGGCGATACGTTTGGCTGTTACGCCTTCACCCCAGTAGTCCTGCCCGATCACATCAAAAACAGAAATACTGTTGTCGTCGGTGGCCGCAGCTTTGATCCCGCCATCCCAGCGTTCCATGGCGGAGGGTAAAGTTTCACAGGTGACTCGCGCGCAGGGGCGACCCGCCGGTGCTGCCGGAAGTTGTTTTTTGCTCATCAGGAAAGAGCTCCTAAGCGGCCTGTTTCAGCGGAGATTGTTCAAAGGAAATGTCAGGGAATATGTGGTTATGCAGTTCTCTCAGGGCCAGAGCCTGAACAGCAGGATTGCTGCTTTCGAGATTTTTCAGTTGCGTCAGGTTGAGCTGAACGGTGTAAATGTCACCCCCTTCAATCGGTGGCATATTTTCAAGACGGCGCACGTCATTACGGGACATCCACCCATTCTGGAGCGCGCTGGTATAGTACGCAGCACGGCCCGCTCTGTCGGCGCGCAGCAGTCCTTCTACAGAGAACTCTGCGAACACCTCATCATCGCTGTCCAGCAGGCACCGTCCTATTTCCTGTTCTATGTTCACTAACAGGGGTCGCAGGGTATGTGTCAGGAACTGGAGGTTCATGCCCTCCAGACTGGATGCCCAGCTGTTTTGCTTCGTGGTGTGACCGACCATGAAAGGCGGAACGCGAAACCAGCGACAGATTTCCTCAATACTGAAAGAGCGGCTTTCCAGCATCTGGGCGTCTTCGGGATTCATGGTGACGCCCTGGTACTTCAATCCACCTTCAAGCACCATGATTTTCCCGGCGTTTTTTGAACCGGTAAATGCAGCCATGTAGCTGCGAAGTCTTTCACGTTGTTCGTCAGACAGCGCATTCTCAGCGGAGAGAAAACCTGAACTCTGAAGCCCCTGTTCAAATATCTTCGCAGCAGACTCCTCAACCGCCATTGCAGAACCGATCACATCCCGGCCTGTTTTCATCGGCATCATGCCGCAAACGCCGTCAAGACCGAACCCGCGAATGTGCATGATGTTTTTGACGGGAATGACGCGCTCGTTACCGTTTTCAGTGTATTTGTATTCCAGCGCCCCGGTCACGAGACGTTTAACCACCATGTTCTGCGGCAGCAAGGGCACCAGCGAAACCAGGCGGTTTGCGATGAATTTCTTCTCAATGAAGGCGTTCCCGCGCAGGCAAATACTGGCGACCACCATCAACATAAAGCGTGATGGTGTCATTTCTGAATTGGGTCGGCGGCACAGTATCGAGTAGGCCGGATGATCGGTTGCCGCTTTACGCGAACCGTCAGGCTGTCGAACGTATATTTTCAGCGGAAGGGTTGAAATAGACTCGCTTAACAGTCTTACGCATGCCCACACAGCCGATAGCTGGATGGCTTTATCGGCCGTTACCACCTTTCCGCTGCTGCTGGTACCAAACCATTCCTCCCAGAACGTGCCGGTAGTCAGGCTGATAGGCACACCAAGCCAGTTAAGCAGAGCACTTTTAACCCTGCCTGGCCGTTTGTTTTTTTTCATCAGAAACCTACCATGATGGGATTATTGAAGAATCCGGAGAGATCCTGCTGGTCGTTGCCACCGTTAACCAGAACGCGGCTCATTGCTGTGAACAAGGCCGCAGGGCCATCAATTTTGGCCTCTGGTGTGGACTTATTCGGGAAAATGTTCTCGTTACGGTCAGGTTTGACGGTTACGTTGGACATCATCCAGTTCATCACCGGGTGATCGCTGTGATGGAAGCGGCCACCGTATACCAGCGCTTCGACCTCTTTCATCGCCTCAGAGAAATTGCGAACCGTCTGCGGCACTTCCACCAGCGGCAACCCTTCTTCTGCCAGCGCAAGGCTGAACTGCGTCGCACTCCACGGGTCGAAGCCAATTTCTTTCAGGCTCTCGCCAGCAACCCACAGCTGTAGCTCTTCCTTAATCTGAGCATGGTCGATTACATCACCGTCGGTAAGGATCAGCTTGTCCATCCCGGCCCACTTACGATAGAGCTCTGCCATCTGGCGTGAACATTTCTCAAGGCGTCCTTCCGGTAGCCAGAATTTGAAATCCGCATGAACGTGGCCATCTGGCGCGCGCCAGACTTTAGCGGCCGCACAGATATCAATTTTGTTTGACAGGTCAACGCCCACCCAGGAGGGATAGGTTTTAAGTTCGTGCTGCGGGGCGATAAACTCGCATTTCTCCCATTTCATCATGTCCATCCAGGCTGACTCAGCGGTAACCCAGATATTCATGTGCTTGGTGAAAAAGTTAATTCTGGCCGAAACCTGCTCTTTCGCCTTTTTAGCCAGGCGGCGCAGGTCATCCCAGCGCTTACAGATACCCAGCCCCGGATTCGCCTTCTGCCAGACTTTTTCATCAAAGGGATCGTCACCTTCATCTAAGGTGTAGATGATGGCAAAAAACGTATCGTCTTTTACCAGCCCACGCAGCACCTTGATGGCGTAATCACGCAATTCGTAGCAGATGCCTTCTTTGTTGAAACCGGCGGTGGTGATACCGAAAAGCAGCGATTGCAGACGCGCGCCGGTTGCCGTCTCCAGAACGTCCCAGACGTCACGGGTTTTGTGAGCATGCAGCTCGTCGACGATAGCGCAGTGGATGTTCAGACCATCGAGGTTGTTCGCATCTGATGATAATGGCTCGAACTTGGAGGCCGTTTGCTCCTGGTAGATAGCGAGCTTGTTGAATTCGAAGATCCGCCCAAGCGTGGCTTTCGCCTTTTTGACCATATTCTTCGCGTCTTCAAAAACAATTCGTGCCTGGTCACGGGTGGTTGCAGCGGAATAAACCTCCGCACCGCCCTCGCCGTCGGCGCCAGCCATATAAAGCCCCACGCCGGAGCAAAGCGTTGATTTGGCATTTTTACGGGCTACCTCAACATCTGCTGTACGAAAGCGCCGAACCATTACTGGCCGACCGCTGCCGTCATTACGCAGGACGGTTTCTCCCGTTTCTTCGTTAACCAGCGGGATAACGAAACCAAAAATATTAATCAGGATGAAAACGTGCCAGTCCATCAGCTCAATAGGCTGTCCTGCCAGCGCGCCTTTTACGTGAGGCACAAAATTATAGAAATTCAGAATGTGCTGCGCGCGCGGCTCACTGAAGAAAATACCGCGCTCTTCGCCGTGTGCCAGATCGTCAAGGAAACGCTGACAGGCAAGGCGCACATACTCACAGGCAATAATTTCCCCCGCCACCACCCTCTCGGCGTAGCGGATGCCTTCTGCAACCTTAGCCATTAATCCCTCGCTTTCATAAACTCGGCCAGCGGGTCAACCGCATCAGGGCCTTTTGCATTCACTTTCGAGCGACTGGCTGGCGTCATGCCGAACTCACCAAGCATGGCGCGCAGACGTTTCCAGGCATCAGCTTTCATGATGGCGGCGGGATGAGCCTTGATCAGCACATCCCCGCTCTGCGTTTCGGTCCGGTAGGTGTAGCCCTCAACTTCAAGCGTGTCGCAGTGATGCCGGTATTCGGTATAAGCCTCAACCAGCAGCTCAAGGGCTCTGGCGTCCAGCTGAGACATCACACCGATAGCATCAAGCTCGTCGGCCATCCGTTTAAACCAGTATTTCCCCTGCTTGTCGAAATGCTTCGGCGTTGGGGGTACCCCTGAAGGGGGTTTTGGTTCGTTCTTATTGATCGGGCGTTTAGATGGGTTACCCCTCACCAAACGTAGATGGGTCGGGGTTTTCGGTGGTCCAGACATAATCGAAAACTCCTATTAATCATCGAGTGGGGAACCCCATAAAAAAGTTTTCTAACCTGCGGCGATGTGAAAAGAGGTTAGGCGGCGGTCCTTTAGGGTGATTCCCCTGAGGTTTTTACCCGCCCTCCCCCTTTGACCAAATATCTGGATGGCACAGATGATCCCTGATGCGGCGAACATGCGTGTGCGTAATACCGTAGCGCTTTGCAATTTCTACCAGCCTCTTACCAGATCTCGCCTCTCGCTCAATGCTCAGGATGATTTCAGGCTTCAATTTTGTTGCTACCGCTCGCTGTCCGCGCCGCAGACAAGCGGCAGTTCCGTGCTGCATGCTGTCAGAAGTGTTCTCCTTTGGCGTTCCCCAAGCGAGGTTTGTTTTGCTGTTGTTCAGCGGGTTACCATCCAGATGGCGGGTGATATGGGCGTCAGATGGCTTTGGCCCGGAGAAGGCAAGCAACACAAGCTGGTGTACTTGCTTCTTCACTTTCGTATCATTGCTTACTCCGGTGTTTACATTCACGTGCCAATAGCCGTTATGTAGCCGCATCGACAGCTGCCGAACGCTACCTGAGCGGAGCGAGTAAATAAGTCCATCTTCACTTGCCAGATATCCTGGATAACCGGGAATATCTTTCATTTGGGCGTGCGGAAGCCCTGAACCATGTTTCGATTCAGTCATCTTCACCTCGTTACTTAATTTCTGTTCAGGCGTTCGCGTGCTGTCTTGGCTTTATGGCAGCCGCGGCAAATTGATTCCAGATTAGAGAGGTCGTCAGTACCGCCGTGAGCTTTCGGCTTGATGTGGTCCACTGTCTCAGCGGGGGTATACCTTCCATTTCGCAGGCATTCCTGACAAAGGTGTTTATCTCTGTCGAGAACGATTGGGCGCAGCCTGTCCCACTTGCTGCCGTAACCTCGCTGATGCCTGCTCTGTCCTCGCTGATGCTGCTGCCAGCCTTCGTTAAGGTGCTTGGGACAATAGCCTGAGCGGTCTGTGGTTGTGCCAGGACAGCCACGCTTGCGGCAGGCTCTCGGTATTAACGCAGGCATCAGGCTAACCTCCACGCCCGGCGGCGTTCTGTTCGAGGCGCTGAGTCAGGGTGGCGCTCAACAGGCTCACCATCTGCATGGTCCACCAGCGAGTAACACGGATAAACCACAGCGCCGCCATAGGCATCCCCCACTGCATAGTCGGCTGGCTTACTGCTGTCCCATCGAGACAGGACTCGTTCAATATGCTGAGAAGGTACGCTATAACAAACGCCGTGTATCAGCCGCGGCAGTGTGATGTAGTCAGCCTGAGTCTTATCAGCAACTATCAGCCGTTCGGCTATCTGCATTTGATACTGAGGTGGTCTACCAGTACCCAGGTAAAAACTCACCAGCGATTCCGGGAAGCGGTTAAGCCATTCGCTAACCTGCTCAATAAAATCTGGAACAGGTGATGCGTCATCTTCGATTATCACTACCCGGCAATCCTGCCATGAAGCCCATTCAAGCGCGCGGCGATGATTCCAGTTTGCGCCGTGATTCCCTTCATCGAGGAGGAGATGGGCGCCAATACTCATGGCCAACGCTACAGCCTGTTGCCGCCTAGCGTGATGGCCAACAATGCAGAACTTAATATCTGTCAGCATCATTATGGGTAAACACCTCGTTGCGGACTCGACGTGCAGCTTCAGCTGCCAACTCTGCTGTTTCATGGAACCCAGCGTGATAACGCTTTCCTTCATGATTGCAGTAAGCAAGCCATTTATTTTTTTGTTTATTCCACGATACGCCGCGATATCCAGATGTTGAGCGGGAATCAACAACACATTGGTTCTCTGCGTTTTGCTTTGGTGATACAAGTCGGAGGTGATGAGGGTTAACACATAAGGTGTTGTGACAGATATGGTCTATATACTTACCTTCCGGTATTGGCCCATTATGCATTTCCCAAGAAACCCGGTGGGCTAAAAGAACCTTTGGGTTACCAGAGGCATTTCGATCTGTACCAATAACACCATAAGTTAACTTTCTTTCTCCGCTACCGCCCTTCACTGTTGCGGCACACCAACACCAACAATCTTCTTCACCTTTTTTATCAACCTTTATCCAAAATCTCTCTTCAATCGTCTTTCTTGCGGCCATGACAATGCCTCCCGGTTAAAGGATTTTCAGGATAATGAAATTATTTATGGCGCCAGAAAGCGTACTCTTTACCGACTCCATCGGACTTAAAAATAGTGTGGATGCGCGGGCCGGTTACTATCCGATCGCCGAAATACTTCGCAACAATGCCGAACGCCAGCATGTCGCCCACCGCGGCGCCAGCCTGTTCTTTCTTCCAGAAACGATAACTCTCGATCCGGTAGTAAAGTCGGATGATGCCGTGAGCGAACGCCATAACATCAGCGCGGGTACCACCCAGCAGCCCAGCGTTTAGCATCACATCGTTGCGATGCTCTTCAATGAACTCCTGATAGATGCGCTCCGGATGATTCTGCTTTGCCCAGGTGTCGGCGTAGGTCTTCGGTTCTGAACCGACATACACCTTTCCGGCTTCCATTTCTTCCCACGGCGCGCGAAGCATTTCGACATCGGTACCATCGGTACACCAGACGAACCGGTATTCAGGGTGATCTCGTAGGTGCTGCCAGATGTGCAGCCAGCGACGAAAGTAGACATTCATCTTCACGTCAGGTACGAGATACAGCTCAACATCTGTTGGAGCCGTAAGTAATTCATCCACCAGCGCTATACGCCCACACTGGCGAAGCGAGGCCGCCCATTTGCTCAGCATGTCAGGCGAGGCCACCATTCTCGTGCCGCGCTGCGGGTCAGGCTGACTGGTGAGCAGCGTTGTGATAACCACGTCGCGCTGCTGACGGTATTCAACGTAACCAGTAAACCCGGAATCACGCCGTTCGTTGTGGATCTTCACGTTACGTTCCACCAGCGCCTGTCTGTCGGGGCGCGGTACCGAACGCTCCACGGCTTCATGCTCATCGAGAGAATGGATCAGCTTTTCTGAACCGACCACATCAACGTAAGCCCATGTCGTCAGGCCAGCGTTATGGATACGTAGCGCGAGGTCACTGTGTTCGTACATGCCGCGACCGTAAACGGGATCGAAACCGCCAACCTTCTCTATGGCGCTGCGGTGGTAATACAGCATCACGCCACGCTGTCCGGTATAAGCGATGTGCCTATCATCCCGGTACAGAACCGCCATATCATTCAACTTATTCGTGCCAGCCAGATCGAGAAACTGGTAAGCCAGGTGTGGCTCGGGTGATTCGATGTATGGCAAGTGCCAGTTATCAGCGATGGGCCAGGCGTCATCATCCCAAAGGAAAAGATGCTCACATCCGGCGTCTATCAGCGCGGATAAGCTGACGTTCTTCGAAGCAACAATGCCAAGTGATGTTTGATGGCGACGCAGCTGCACGCCGTCAGGTACTACTGCGGCAGGTTTAGAGCCGTCGTCGATAACCACCACCAGCGCCCCGGCGGGCAGATATTTCATGTGCTGCTCAATGGCACGCTTTAAAACGTCTGGCCGGTTATGGGTAGTTATGGCAATGCCAATCCGTGACGCTGAAGCGCAAGCGGGTACATACGTGACACCATTTATAATGACCTGCATTATTTCTTCTCGTTTTATGATGTGAGACCAATTATATTGGTTAAGCGGTAGGTTGATGTGCCTCACAAACCCATCATTCTGAAATCAAGTCACCGATGTTGAGTTGAGTGTAGGTTTAAATGTTTTCAATTTTAATAAGGAGAAAGCGATGGATTTTCAACCAGCAAAAATTGAATTAATTAGAGCTCAAAGATGTATCGCAAGGATGGAGAAATCCAGTACATATGAAGAATATGATGAAGCCTGGAGCGACTTTCTAAGCAGAATTGAAAACACTTATCAAAAAACAAAAGCCATTGCTCAGGAGAATATTCGATGGCCTGGCTTTATATCTCCCTTTAATAAAAAACGTAAAAATGACGAGTTGCTATCATATTTAACACAAGCAAGAAACAGTGTTCACCATGGTATTGCTGAGAGCACTAAACATGTCAAGGGAGGTTTAGCATTCAACCCGCCACCAGGTAGTACTGTATTAAGACTTGATTCAATTAATTTTGACAATTTTGGAGGGGTGACTGTTAAGTCAAAGCATCCGTTTAGTGTCACATCAATACCTGACAGAATAGAAGTCGTGGAAGTAGTAAACAGAAAAGAAAAATATAACGTTCCAACTACACATTTAGGAAATGATTTGGAATCAGTTAACCCTATTGATTTGGCACGTCTTGGTCATATTTGGTATGGAAATTTTTTAAATGAAGCAGAAAAATTCTTCAACTAGCCGTGACATATTATAATTTTAAAGTTTGCTCATGATAAGGTAATGCCTCAAAGCTTAATTGAGGCATTTAACACCACTTCTCGCAGTGGGCTCGCTCATGCCATTGAGTTGCTGTCGCTTCATCGCCGCTTATAACCGGTGCGCGCCTGGCGTTCGCGCTGCTTTACCGGAGCACGTTCCCTTATTTACCCTCACAACGGTCTGCTATACCTGCTCGCCATTACGCGACTCGGGGCAGCATCATGACTGCTGCATTACCTTTCGGCTGCGGTCTTCCCGCTTTGTTACTTCAAATCGGCTTTCTCCTTCTGGCAGTTCGCCTGCCACGCTTTGTTATGCGCCAGGATGTCTTTCTTCGTCTGGCGGTCCATAACGTCGATGTCGTGATCAGTCAGGTAGATTGGCTTTACCCAGTCACAGGCGGTATCAATCACCACCGGGACGCTTCCACGTGTCACGCAGCTCGCGATCAACATCGTCATCAGGCATGTGGTTAACAGTCTGCTGTACATTACTGGCCTCTTTCGTTGCTTCTACCCGGCGTTCGGCTACTGCTTGAGTGGCGGCGGCCTTATCTTCGGTGCGCTGCTGGTCGGCTTTGGCTTCGGCTTCGGCTTTGCTGGTGCCGCGAATATGGCCCAGGCCAAAGGCACCGGCGATAGCGGAAATCACCAGTGCGGCCAGCCCGATTATCGTTTCGATACCCACATTCACCTCACACCAGAACGGATTTCGCCAGGTTAAACAGCGCGCGGCGTTTATCCAGCCCGTTTCTGCCGCCATTGATAAGCAGCGTAACGCGCTCAACATCGCCGGAATGGAGCAGGCAACCGCGAGACGAATAGAACCATGCAGCTGAGCGCGCGGCGTATTCATCCTGTTCAAGCAGCTCCGGGTGGGTAACAAGGTCCAGTTTCAACGCCTGGCCACAACTGCGATAGTTGCTCAGGCCGGTAATCTGTTTCAGCCCACGACCGCGATATTTCCAGCCATCACCGGCAACCTGATTGCCCAGGTGTTCTTTTCCCCACTCACCACCGTATACCAGATTAGCGATCGCTTTCTGGTTTGCCGGTTGCGTTGCCGTTCTGCCAAGTGCGGCGGCCTGCTGTTGTGTGATGCGGTGGCTACCAAACGTCGGTACCAGGTTTTCAACCGCGTAATTCAGGCTCTCCACCAGCCGGGTAAATCTGGTGCTTTCATGCCCCATCTGGGCAATAAACATCGCCTGATCGAGCGGTGCGGTGATGCCGTATTCCTTCATAGCGGCGTCGATATGTGGAAACCAGCGCGCAGCTAACCCGGCGCTGATACCAGCCGCCCTCTGAAATTGTGTTTGGTTCATTAGTGCCTCAGACGATCAACCAGCCGCGCCATATTTCCACGAACCTTCAGGATGGCGGCGAAGATAAGAATGTTTGCGACCACCACCAGCCAGCTGGAATCACGATAAAGGCCGAAGATGAACTGCAAGGGGATCGCGGCGTAAACCAGCACGGTTATATACGCCAGGACAGAAATAAAGGGGCGATGCCGGGCGCCATGTCGCTGGTAAAACATCAGCACGATGACGATGGCCGTACAAATAAACGCATTAAAGACTGCTGACGGGTCAATTACCAT